TTAGTAATTATGTCTAGTATGACTAATAAAACAAGTTATGGCAGATAAGACAATCGAAAATAAAAAGCAATTAGATGATGATAAACCTGACTATCAGGAAAAAATTACTTTTTTAATTTCTACTTTTGCACAAGGATTTATTTTACTTTGGTGCTTGTTAGTTTTGTCACTTGGATATATTAAATTACCAAGTAAACTTTTTGGCGTAGAAATTCCAGATCAACCTCGTGTGGATAGCACTTTTGCGGCTGGTCTTTTGGGTTCAATTTTGGGAGGATTAGGTATTAGTGTTAATGCAGCACAAGGAGCAAAGAAGAAAAAGAAAGAAGGAGAAAA